TTAAGAAGTTCTGTTTTTTGCTTTTCTTCTTCTTCCATTTTTCTCTCATACTTCTTACGTTCTGACATTATTCTAGCTTGAACAATATTATCTAATTGTTCCTGTGTGAAAGATTTAGATTCTTGTTTTGTTTCTTGTTTTACTTCTTCTTTAGCTTCAACAGGTGTTGAAGTTTCTTGTGTTTTATCTTCTGACATATTTACTCCTTTAAGTTGTACGATATTTCATTATTGAAATAACTGTAATTGATTAATTAATCAATCGTTCTGTCTGTTTTGGTAATAACATATCAATTAAAAATTGCAAATTTAAAAATCTTCTGTTTTTATAAATGAATAATTACCGACCTTTTGAGCAATTTCAGGTAATCTTAATTCAAATCCCTCAGCTAACCAAGAATAGTAAAATTTATCATAGTCTGTTTTCATCTCTTTTTCTAATTCTATAAATCTATTATAATCTATTACATCTATATTTTTCTTATTTAGTATTGCTTCTGCTTCATTTATCATTCTGCTATTTCCTTTATTAGTTTAATAAATTTAGGGTCTGCTAAATATTCTTTGCCCATATTATATAAGCTAAAATTTTCAGCGAACCACTCAACACCATTTGATTTAGCATATCCTGTTGGAAATATTCTTGAAGTTATTTGTGTTATTTTTCTCTCCACTTCAGGAATAAAACTATAACCATAAGTATATGTTGATTCTATTGCTTTACCTTGTAATTGACTAACATATCTCATTTGGTGAACGTGGTGTCCAAATTCGTGATACATTACTTGTCTTAATTGATCTAATTCGCTATCAAAATATTCATAGCCAACTCTAGGTCTTAGATTAATGTTATCTCCGTGTTTCCAATTTTTTAATGTTTTTAGTTTTGTTTTAGCTTTATAATTTGTTCTAGCTAAATTAGCTTTTACACCATCACTCATTCTATCTAATGCTTTACCATTCAATTTTAAAGTTCCATCTCCCATAGATGCTAAACCACCTGAATTTTTAATAGCAATACCTCTTAATTTAGGTACATTATACTTAACAGCTAAATCATTTAATTCATCAAATACTACTGAAACTTTTGTAGCCATTTCATCTGATAATTTACTTATGTTTGAAGTTCCTATTAATTGTGGATTTCTAAATCTATTGTATGGAGTACCATCAGGTTTTAATGGGTATCTTTTATCTTTTAACCCCTCATTAACACTTTTAGTTACTCTTGCTTGTGATACTGATTTAGGTACTGTTCTAATATTTGCTAATGTTATTGGATTTGCAAATGATGTAACATTTATTTTAGATTCTTTTTTTATAATAGGTGTTGCTTCTTTTAATATATCTGACTCATCTCCATCTTCCTCGTACCAATCAGGATTAACATATGAAAATTGATGTCTGCAATTATAACCACCTCTTACTACCATAGGATTGCCACCTTTTTTACCTGACCAACTTCTGCCTGACCAAATCTGCTTTATTTCATCTAATGTAAATAATCCATTTGCTCTTTTGTTTAAACTTCCACTTACCATTCTTCTACATAAATCTCTTGTTGTAGGAATGACATCTCCATAGTATTTAACAAATGTAAGTCCAGCATCTTTAGACTTATTGAAATTTAATGTAGCATCAAAATCTCTTAATGAATCATTTAATATCTGACCAGCATATCTTTTCATATTCTCACCTGTTCTTGTTGTGGCATATTTTGTTTGAAGTATTTTAATTGCTGAATCTACTCTTGATGCTAATGCTGGATTATCTCTATTAGTCTTAACATAATCTACTAATCTATTTACTGCTGGGTCTTTTGCTGTTGAGTATATTCCATTAATAGATTGTCTTAATTCTTGTTCTAGTTCTGTAAATTCAGTTCCAACTAATGTGTTTTGATAGACTTTATCTGATAGTATTCTTGTGAAGTTATTAGATACATCTTTAAACTGTGTGTAATACTGTTGTTTAAGATTCTTTACTAAAGCTAAATCTCCTTTTGTAAGTTCTTGAAATTCAGGTGGTATAAGTCCAATAGTTTTAAATTGTCTTTCTACTCTTTTAGCTTGTTCTCCGAATCCTTTTCTAACAACCTTATCTGCAAAGGGTAAATATTCTTTATCAAGTATTGCTTTAATTTTAGGTCTAATTGCTACTGCACTTTGCAGTTCTATTAATTTACCAGCTTGTCTAGGAAGTTCTCTATCAGCTAATGATACTATTTGTGATTCTATTCTATCTAATGTTTCTGTGAGTTGCTTGTAATATTCTATTTCGGCTTTTTCAATACCTCGAATACGATACTGTGTTAAATCTTTTACTATATCTGCCATTCATCTATATTTCTTCTTCAGCAACAGTTTCTTGTTCTACTTCGTCTTGTGTGAACTCACCTACTTGACTATTAGAATCTATCTCATCAAAGATATTATTTAACTTCTCATCATCATCAACTACTGCTCTAGCTATTTCTTTGTCTATCTCTTTACCTAAAGTTGGAGATGGAACATTGATTGCTTTTGCTTGTTGGAAGAACATAAGATCACTAGCATAATCTCTAATGTTAAATGAGTCAGGATAATTAATCTCTCCATCAAAATTAACATTTTGAAACTGTGCGTATAATCTAAATATTTGTTCTTCTGCTAGTTCTAAGTTATCTGCTTTTTCAGATAGTCTAGCATTAAGTAATTCAAATTCTGTTTGTAAAGCTATACCTGAACTTACTTGTGTCTTTGTAGTTCTTACTGCACCAATATGGGCTATTCTATTTATTGAATTAACTTTGCTGTCAATAGATTGCATAATAGAGTTCAAGTTAGAACCATTAGGTTGAAGTAAATAAGGTTTTAAGTTTGGTTCTATTTCTTCAGGCATTTCTATTATTGCACCAGCACCAGCACTTGCATTAACACTTGGAGTCTTAACTAATGATGGGTGGTTTGATAATCTAATTAATTGTTCTATTTCTGAATACTCATTGTAAATAGCTTTTTGTAAATCTGCTATATCTGTTAGGTCTGATTGACCAATCCCTTTTTTGTGAGATTTGGAATTGTATAAAATAACTGCTGGTATTTTGCCAATCAGATTATCGGCAGTATCTATTACTGTGGGTTCTTCTCTATCTGCCATATAAATAGTATCTATACGATCAGGATACCAAACCCTCATATATGTTCCACCATCTTTATCTACTTCTTCTCTAACTTTTAAATAGTCTAAAACATATTTACCATTTGGTTCTCTTTTAAAATTCCAATCTAAAACATTTTCAGGTGTTACGATTGATACATAAGGTCTTACGTCTTGTTGTAATTCTTCTGCTCTTGTTCCTAATGTTAGATTCGGTTTATCTAAAATCATAAAACAATGACCATAAATAGAAGAATAGTTTTGTGCTTGTTTGATTACGTTGTTAAAATTATTACCATCTAAATCTGCGTCTCGTAGAAATGTGTCTAAACTTTGTTCATCAGACATTGAACCAAAATCTCTTGATGGTTTTACTCTAAATAAAAATGATGAATAAATTTGAATTACATTTTTACAATGATTATCGCAAGGTGTGTTAGCTAGTCTTTGATTAAACTCGTTATCTAATTCAAGATTGTATCTATTTAAGTATTGACCAAGAGTATAATCATATCCACCATTATAAGATCGTATATAATATTCCCAGTTAGAAACATTTTCTTTATAATCTTTATGTACATCTATTGCAGTATCTCTTGAATATGCCATTACTTAATTGCCCATCTTGTCGGTTGTGAATATGGAATATTACTTGTTAGTGGTTTAATGTAATCTATTAAATAACCTAAAGCATCATTCATATGGTCAAAACCTTGTTCCTTATCAGGAATATTTGTGTTTTCCTTGTATATTTGTCTTTGTAATCCTTTTATCATTGTTTTACAAGATTTAGAAACAAAAATATATCGCTTACCCTTAGAATCTTTTAGCTTACTATTTACTGCATTGACTCTATCTCTAATTGATGGGTGTTTATGTTTTGCTTTTACTTTGAAACCAGCATTTTGCAATATAGATAAATCAGTTTTACCACCAGCAGAAGTTTTACGTTGTCTTGAAGCTGGGTCAGGATAAATGAATATTTGTGCTTTTGCACCATACCTATCTCTTATCTCTTGGCACATTTCATCAGTATTACTTGAATAAATTACTATCTCATCTACGACATAAACTTTATCTTTTTCTATTTGTGCTACACAAGCTGACATTGGATCAACGTTAAAGTCCATACCTAAATGAAAAGGTTTAGACCAATCTATCTTTTTATCTATAACAGAATCTACAGGGTGAAAGTTGTAATATACAGCACCAGCATAATTTTCAAATGCACCCTCAAACTCTTGTCTATAAGTTCTAATATCTACGTCTTGTTTAGCTTGTTCTAATTCTTCTTTTGAAACCATACCACCCTCAACAGTAGTATATTGAAAGCTAGACCATTGATTATCTTGCTTACCTTTAAGATACATTTCATAAGCCCAATTACCATAACCTTTAGGTGTTCCACACATTAAAACATTTCCTAAAGTATCTGATACTGATGCTCTTAATACTTCAAACCAAGTTCTTTTATCTATGTCTGCAAACTCATCTAATATTAAAAAGTTTAATCCTGTACCTCTAAGTGCATCATAATTATCTGCACCTTTTAATGATATTGTACTATTTGTTTTTCTAATTCTAATAGTTAGAGTTGTTTCGTTAATATCCTCAATCCAATTAAATTGATTAAGCATTTCTTTTAAATTAGACCAACATATCTCTTTAGCCATTTTAAAAGTTGGTGCTACATACCATATCTGCTGATTGGGTTGTGATGCGTATTTCATCATCTCAGTAATACATAAATAAGTCTTACCGAATCTTCTGCCTGATATTAGGACTCTAAATCTTTTCTTACAGGAACTAACTTCGTATTGTGGCTTAGTTAGTTTAATTTTCATATTAACTGGTTGCTGATTCCTCACATTTAAAATTAATTAAAATTTTACCTTTATTTACTTCTGCTATTCCTAGTGATTGGTTTATAGTAAGTGCATTTAAATATCCAGCAGTAGAGCAATCGTAATAACTATCATATGGTACATAATTAGGCATTGGTTCAGAACATTGTTGATAAATAGCCGAGCAAATTTGTAGAACTAACATAAACTTCATATGCTATTTACTCATTGATATAATTTTTAAAATTTTTTTAGAACCCATGTAAATTTCTGTTTGTGCTTTTATTTTATTACAAGAGAATCTAACTGATTGTGGATTGACTTCTCTTTCAGCTATACGTTTAGATTTAAGACAAGCTGACATCTTTTCTTTAAAAGTATGTTCAACTATATCTCCGTTTAAGTGCATTATTAAAGCTACAACAATTTCAATCATTTATAACTCCCATTTGCTCTAACTTTATCTTTTAATGTTTCTAATTGTGTAGAAATTTTATCTACATCTTTAATAAGTCTATCAATATTTACTTTATTATTCATCATAGCATCTACTCTTTCTGTAATCTTTTCTAATTCAACTAGGTTTGACTCGATAAGAAGATATTGCTCACTATCTGCTGGAAGTGATCCCATTTCTCCCCGTGGCCATTTAATTCTAAATTCTGTATTCTTTTCAACATCTACTATCATTAACTTTCCGTTAGTTTCAATAGTATTTAATCTTTCAATAATTCCAAAATATGCCCATACTGCAACTGCTACTCCAGCAATAATAGATATTAAATTTCTTAATGGTAGCTGTATGTTTGTGTTCTCGCTTACTTTCATTAGTTTTCCTCAAATATAGGTCTATCAGGATTTTCTGATTTCCATTTATCTTTTAACACAATCCAATAGCTTATACTATTATCTCTTTTCTCAAAGTCGCTTACTTGCATTACTCCTAATTCTAAACAAGCACCAATAAGTTCTGCAAATGCTGGTGGTGGTGGACTTATTCTTGGTACACTTCTACAAGATTTAATTAGTTCCATCTGAGTCTTTAGTTTTAATTGTTTTTCTTGTTCTGCAATAAACTCATCACTACAAGCAGTTCCTAAAGATTTTCGGTATCTCATACCTACTCTATTTTCAATCCACTCGTCTGATGTTCCTGTCTTATAATCTCTTTGAGTAAAATCGTTATATGCTTCCCAACTACCTTGATTACAAGTGTTAGTTCCATTTTGTAAATACTCGTTTCTTGCTTGTACTGATGTTGCTACAAACAAAAAGAATAATATCCAAAATACATTACCTGTTAAGGTCTTTAATATCGTAT